TATGCGAGGTATTTACCAGAATTAAATAGAAGAGAAACTTGGGAAGAATTAGTTACTCGAAACAAAAAAATGCATATTAAAAAATATCCAGAATTGGAGGAAGAAATAGAAAGTAATTATAAGTTTGTTTATGATAAAAAGGTTTTACCTTCTATGAGAAGTATGCAATTTGGTGGTAAACCTATAGAGATATCCCCAAATCGTATTTATAATTGTGCATACATGCCGATAGAACATATTGATACATTTTCAGAAACAATGTTTTTATTGTTAGGTGGAACCGGTGTTGGTTATTCAGTGCAGAAACATCATGTCGCTAAATTACCACCAGTTAATAGACCATATACTAAAAGAAAACGTAGATTTTTGATAGGAGATTCAATCGAAGGTTGGGCAGATTCAATTAAAGTATTAATGAAATCATATTTAAATGGAAAAAGTTCTAGAATAGAGTTTGATTATTCTGATATTAGACCAAAAGGTGCTAGATTAATCACTTCAGGTGGAAAAGCTCCAGGGCCACAACCATTAAAAGAATGTATTCTTAAAATAACAGGTATATTAGAAAATCATGAAGATGGTGATCAATTAACTACTTTAGAGGTGCATGATATAATATGTTATATCGCTGATGCTGTTTTAGCAGGTGGAATTAGAAGGGCAGCATTAATAAGTTTATTCAGCGCTGATGATGATTCCATGATGAGTTGTAAAACAGGGAATTGGTGGGAGCTAAATCCACAAAGAGGTAGATCAAATAATTCTGCCGTATTAATGAGGCATAGAATTACTAAAGAATTTTTTATGAATATTTGGAAGAGGGTTGAACTAAGTGGTTCAGGTGAACCTGGAATTTATTTATCCAATGATAAGGAGTACGGTACGAATCCCTGTTGTTTTGTAGGTGATACATTAGTTGCCACTGCAGATGGAAGAAACGCTGTTAGTATTGCTCAGTTAGAGGAAGAGAATTATAAAGGGCCTGTTTATTCTATTCAAACACAAACAGGACAAGTAGTAACATCTTATTGTTCTAATGTTTGGGTAAGTAAAAAAAATGCAGAGTTAGTTGAAGTTAAATTAGATGATGGATCAAGTTTTAGGTGTACACCCGATCATAAAATTATGTTAAGGGATTGTAATTATGTTGAAGCTAAAGATTTAGTTAAAGGAGTTAGTTTAATGCCATTTAATTCATTTAAAAGACCTAATAGGGATTATAGAATGATATGTTCTAATACGGGAAGAGATTTAGCACAATATGCTCATGTATCACAATATTATGATATTATAAAAAATGGATATGAAAAACAACATATCCACCATATAGATGGTAATGGTTTAAATGATTTACCAGAAAACTTAGAATCTATTAATGCAAAAGAGCATAATAGAAACCATATGTTAGGAGATAATAATTCTTTTTTTAAGATTAAAGATTTAGATTCTTGGAAAGAAAAACAATCAAATAGACAATTAGGTGTTAAAAATAGTAATTCTAATGGAATAACAACTGAGGAAATGTTAATTAGGTTGAGGTCTAGAAGGGTACAAAAGTTGAAAAGGTTAACTCAAAAGGAAATATTAGAAACATGTAATGTTAAATTTTTATCTAAAGGTAGGTTAAGCGAAATGCATGTTAATAGTATATCTGAATTACAGGATGACCTATGTGAAATGGTAAATCATAAGGTTATTAGCGTTGATTTTATAACAGAAAGGGAAGATGTTTATGATATGACAGTTGAGGGGACACACAATTTTGCTATTATAACATCAAGTACTGATGATAACTTTATAAATAGTTCAGGTATTTTTGTCCATAATTGTGAAATCGCACTAAGACCATTCCAATTTTGCAACCTTTGTGAAGTAAATGTAAGTAATATTACAACCCAAGAAGATTTGAATGAACGGGTAAAAGTGGCAGCATTTATTGGTACATTACAAGCAGGATACACTGATTTCCACTATCTTAGAGAAATTTGGCAAGAAACAACAGAAAAAGAAGCTTTAATAGGTATATCTATGACGGGAATTGGAAGTGGTAGAGTATTAGGATATGATATGAGTAAATCCGCGGATGTAGTGAAAAGAGAAAATAGTAGAGTAGCTAAATTGTTGGGTATTAAAAAAGCTGCTAGAACTACCACAGTTAAACCAGCAGGTACCACTTCATTAACGTTAGGGACATCTTCTGGCATTCATGCGTGGCATAATGATTATTATATTAGAAGAATAAGAGTAGGTAAAAACGAATCAATTTATCCATACTTACTTAATAATCACCCTAAATTAGTAGAAGATGATTATTTTAGACCACATGATACAGCAATTATATCTATACCACAAAAAGCACCAGAAGGTTCTATTCTAAGAAATGAGTCCTCATTTGAGTTATTAGAGAGGGTTAAAAAAGTTGCAAATGAATGGGTTAAGCCTGGTCATCGTACCGGATCTAATAGCCATAATGTTTCTGCAACTATTTCACTAAAAGAAGAAGATTGGGAATTAGCTGGAGAATGGATGTGGGAAAATAGAGAATTTTATAATGGATTATCTGTTCTTCCTTATGATGGAGGAACTTATGTACAACCACCGTTTGAAGATTGCACTAAAGAAGAATATGATAATATGTTTTCTTTTCTACAAGAAGTAAATTTAACTAATATAGTTGAGGAAAAGGATGAAACTAACCTAACTGGTGAATTGGCTTGTTCTAGCGGCGCATGCGAAATAAGGTAGTGTTATGTACAGAAGTGATGATTGGATAAGTGATTTATACCATAAAGAAAATCACCAAAAGAAAAAGAAAATCAATGATAACTATTATTATGATGGTGAAAAGGTAGTGTTTACTGAGCATTTTCTACTAAAACGGGGGTTCTGTTGTAATAAAAAATGTCGTCATTGTCCATATTCACAAAACTAAATATAAAGGTACCAATCGGTACCTTTTTTTTTATCTACACTTTTCTTTTAAAAAATTTATTGTAGAATATTTATATACAAATGGCAGAGAGTAGATTTATAAATATCGATTTTCCCTTTAGGGATAGTAAAGAAGGATTTTATTTTAATTTAACAAAAACAAATGAATCCGCAATACGTGCAGATCTTTTACATTTATTATTAACTAATAAAGGAGAAAGATTATATATGCCAGATTTCGGTAGTGATTTAAAAAAGTTTATTTTTGAACCAAATGATGGTATAACACATATCGACATTAAAAATAATATAAACGAAACAATAAAAAAATATATACCGAATCTTATAATAGATTCAATTGAGTTTAAAAATGATGATATTGAAGAATTAATAATTGTTGAGGTAAAGTATACAGTAACAGAAGGAGCATTTACATCTTCAGATGTTGTTGAAATAACATTTTAGATATGGCTAAAAAAATAGATTATAACGCTAGGAATTTTGCACAAGTAAGGACAGAACTTGTTGGATATATAAAACAATATTATCCAGAAATATTTTCAGATTTTAATGATGCATCAGTAGGTATGATGTTATTGGAACTAAATGCTGCGGTAGGTGATATGTTATCATTTCATACTGATAGGATGTTTAATGAAACACAAATTGATTATGCACAAGAAAGATCATCAGTATTAGAATTGGCAAGAACATTTGGGTTAAATATTCCAGGTAAAAGACCAAGTATAACAATAATAGATTGGTCGGTAATAGTACCAACAGCTGGAGATACATTTGACGTATCTTATGCTCCCTTATTATTAAAAGGATCACAAGCAACTGGTGCTGGAAAAGTTTTTGAATTAGTAGAAGATTCTGATTTTTCATCACCATTTACAACAGGAGGAATACCAAATAGGTTAATAATTCCAAACATTGATGACTCGGGATTAGTATTAAACTATACTTTAACTAAAAGGGAGATAGTATTAAATGGGTCAACAAAAATTTATAAAAGAGTAATAAATCAAGATGATTATAGACCATTTTTAGAGGTTATATTACCAGAAGATAATGTTTTATCTATTGAAAATATAATTACACTAGAAGGTACAAATTTAACAACCGAGCCAACATTGAATCAGTTTACTGAATTTGATAATAACTTCTATGAGGTGGAAGCATTGGCGCAAGCTGAGGTATATATCCCAGATGGTAATAGAAAATCAGATAAAACTGGTATAACCCCAGGTAGGTGGATAAATTCACCAAAAAGATTTATAAAAGAATTCACCGATAATGGTTTTTGTAAAATAGTATTCGGTGGTGGTCAATCAGATATATCTGAATTAAATACATTTATTGGGTGCAGAGGTCAAATAGATAGAATAGGTGATTTTGTTAATAATCTTTCATTAGGTGAGATACCAGTACCCGCAAATACGATGTTTGTTAAATATAGAATAGGTAGTGGAAATGGTAGTAATATT